TCAGCTTGGTTCCACTCCTGAACCGTTGCAATGCTGACATTGAATAGGGTCATAAGGACAACCTTCTTCTTCCCACTCTTGTTGTGTACGTCCAGTCGCTTTACCTACTCCGGACCCACCACATACGTGGCAAACTTCATTTTCTTCATCCATCTGTCTTTCCTTGAAATTGAGGAAAGCTTTGCTTAGTTAGTACCAATTCAATCTTAGAATATTTGAGAGCTCTACACAGACTTCCTTACTGCACTTTAACGTCTTAGAACTTATATAACCCGTCTTTAACTTATTTTCTAAACTCAGGTATACTGGATGTTGTCGGACGATTGCGGGACCTCTGAGAACTCACCTTCGAAACGACCAAACTCTGAAACGTGATATCTATCACTAGCTGCACATACTAACAGAATGCGCAGTTCATCAGCTTACTGTGGTGACCGAGCCTTTGTGTTTACTGGATACAGTTTTCATAAAGGACTAGGTAATGTGCAGTTCAATTCAAAAATATCTAGATGTACTTAAGGATCATCAGGTCACTACTCATGGGGTGGGGGCTCGGCATAAAGATTTACCCCTGCCAATAGAGGGGGGTAGGTACCTAGATAACTACACCAAATTAGAACTTTCATTAAGTGACCTTGAATTAGAAAAAGCATTTAACTGCTTACCTCTTCCAAGCCATTGGGCTGAAATCCAGAACCATATCGGTGCATTAAAGTTTTTAGAGTTGTGGAGAGGATTAGAAGAACTCCGGACTGGTCATCGGTTACGCATTCAAATTGGTAAGTTGAAGGACAAACACCTGCAGATGACCACTGATGAGTTTGAGCTTTGGCTTGATGCTCAGCGTTTATCTAAGCCATGGTTTGAAGTCTACTATTCGACATCTTCGGAACAATACCGCTTTATATGGAAAACTCTTCACGATGTTGCTTTTTATCCGGGAAGACGAACGCTGCGAGTTTACGTCCCTCTTTTTAATACTTGGAATACGCATTTAAAACACATCCTAATGTTCAGCCTTCTTAATGCAGGCGTCCCTAAGTACAAAGTTTCACAACACCTTCTGTTTTGGACTGGCCAAACCGCGTCGCAATCACGCATCAACTTAGCTTCAAAGATGATTACTGATTTGAATCCCTCCAATCACAATCAAAAATCAGGCGAAATGGTGTGATGAACGAGCATAAACAGCCAAAGTCCATGATTACATTCAAGTGCGCCTCTTGTGATTACACATTCAAGAGCGAAGCATCACGCATTGAAGAAGAACCAAACCGAGCGCATCCGTATCGATATTTCGCTACTTGCGACAGCTGTCAGCGCGAAGTACAGCAAGTTCCTTGGGAGGTTGGTCAGTTCTGTGCAGTACTGGCAGCGACAGGACCAAGAACAACAGAAGGTAAAGCTAAATCATCAGCAAATTTGCAGGAAGTGAGCAACAGGGGCGTCAGTCGATTCAACGCACTTAAGCACGGCGCCAACGCAAAAACAGCCTTGTTTTTCCCTGCTCGCCCTGGCAAATACCCGCAGTGTAAAACCTGCGATGTTGACCATGCCTATTGCGCGACTCAGCCTGCTTGTATCAAACGAACTGAACTGATGATGCAGCACCTAATTGCCTTTCAGTCCAATGACCCAACAAAACTCACTGAGCTGCATGCTATCAACCAGGCAAACTTGGCCGCGATATTTCAGGACATGATGCAAACCATCGTGTCTGATGGTGTAGCTTTGCGTAATCCCGTTTATGACTTCGATAAAGAAGGTGGTTTCCATATAGGCCAGTACAAAAATGCTCATGGCGTACTAGAAACCATTGAGGAAGTGAAAGCTCACCCATTGCTCAAGCCAATGCTTGAGATGCTAAGCAAAAACAACATGTCGATGGCTGACCTCAACATGACTCCAAAAGTCCAAGTTGACCACGGCATCGAGATGGGCAAAACGCTGGAACATGAAGATGAAAGAGAATCCGCACTTGAATATCAACGCAAGATGTCAGAACAAATGGACGGATTACGCGACATGATCTCCCGTTCTAAGCAACGAGTGAGAAGTGACGACATTTTGCTGGAACACAATCAGGAATATTCTGCAGAAGACGCTGATGTCATTGATGACGAGGTAAATAATGGCTGAACGCGTCACAGCGAAAGAGCGGGTTGAAATCCAGAGCAGAGCTGAAACTGAGATTATGCGATATGCCGGAAACCACGGCATGTGGCATAAACATGTTCACAACGTAGAGCTTGACCCAGTCCAGTTGCTCAAAATGGAAGAAATGGATACGCACCAAAATACGGTTGATTATAGTTGTCGTCGTACTGGTAAAACTGCCGTCAAAGAAATGTACTTTTTGGAGTACAACGCTATAAACGGCGATCAGGAGGGTGGTATTGTCGCTCCTCGTGAAGCTCAGTCATTGGTGAATCTTAGTTATCATTTGGATGCAATTCGCCGCTCTGACATTTTGAACGGATACATCGCTTATAAATCGGGACGTAAGCAGCTGGCAGACACCTACTACGAATTTGCTAACCGTTCAAAAGCGCGAGCTTACGGCATCATGGCCAACGTCGATGGTGGTGACTTAACCTGGGCATCATTAGAAGAAGTTGATGATATGGATTCTGATCGTCTTTACGGTCGATTCCTATTGATGATGGGTTCCAATCGCCGCTTAGGCGCAAGTAAAACAGCCATCAACAAACCACAAATCCGCATTACTGGTGTATTCAAAGGCGCTGACACTCTCAGCGGGTTGATAGATTCTGGTGAGTATAGCTGTCTGCCAACGGTTGATTGTTACCTTGGCATTGAGCTCGGGATTTTGAATGAAGAATTCATCATGTCGATGCGTAAGCAGCTGCCTGAAGATGAATATATACGTCAACTGCTGTGCATTAACGTTGCCGCTAAAAACCTGATCTGGGAAAAGTACATTCGCTATGCCATTCAGGTTGGCGTTCGCATTGGTTTGGAACCTGCAGAACCAGAACCCTACACCGTTTACAAAAAACGTGGCGTTATTTCGTGGGGCTATGACCATACAGGCCATGGTGAAAACCTAGCTTCCTCTCGTTCCTCGTTGGTTATTGAAGAGCAAATCGGTAACTTCTCGGTCGTTATCTTCGCTAAAACATGGCACCCGGGAACGGATGAGGGGGTTATACGTAAAGATTTGGTCGGATTCTGGCGTTACTTTCGCCCGGATTACGCCATCGGTGATGCCTTTGGTATCGGGCTTATCACGCAGGTTAACGATGATCTATTTGCTGAAGGCTTAACGCAAATCGACCGCAAAAGTATTGGTGGCGGTGAGAGCACGGCCACCACATGGCCAGAATGGGCGTTTTCCCCTTTGCGTTTTGAAGGCATGGCTAAACACCAAATGGCTCAGTCATTACGTAGCGCATATCACAACCGTCAAATGGTACTTCCTTACGTTGACGATCGGGATACTGACCCCGCATTAGAAGATTACGTCAGCCTGCCAAGGCAGCTCAAAAACATCAAACCATCACCTGTGAAAGCGGGCAGTTACAGCAGTTATCAGATGGTAAAGAAAGCTCTAGGTGATGACTTATTTGACGCGCACATGGCTTCACATTGGGCACTCGTCACTCAAGGCGCCGCGCCAGTACCAAGCATCATCACTATTCACCATAAAACACGCGAACAACTTCTAGGCGCCCCAAGCGCATTCGATCAGCTAAGGAATTTACGATGAGCAAGTTCTCCCAAATTTGGGCCATCTTGAGAAATAGACCTCTTCCTTCCGCGCCTAATACATCAGGTAACCATCATGGAGAGGCAACAACAGAGAAAGGTCATATTGCTGATCCGGAACGTTCGGTGCAGTACCTTTATGACCAAATGCAAATCGACCCTCAATTAAGAGCTGCCATCGTAACTATTCGATATATGGATAAGGTTGATCCAAGGGTGAAAAAAATCCACCGTCGTATAGCTCGTGATGCCACCAAAGGCGGTTTGAAATTGCATTGGATTGGTAAGGAAAGCCCTCGTATCAACAAACTATGGCAGCAGTTTGTTTTACGTCTGCAGATAAACAACCGTATGAAGCTAATGAGTGATGCCGCTGGTTTGGCCAAAGAGGGCAACCTTCCTCTGCAATGGATCGTCAATGAATTGCGTCAGGTAACAGGCTCACTGCGTATGCCAACAGAGACCATTATCCCTATCGTTGACCAAACAGGGCGTTTTAAAGATACCAAGAAAGCGTTTCGTCAGGTTCACCCAGTGACTATGCAAGAGCTGTGTACCTTTCCACTGTGGCAGCTGACGGTTAGCCGTTTGGACCCTGACAACTTCGATGATATGGGTTGTATGGGGCGCCCATATATGGACGCTTCCCGCGGTATTTGGCAGAAATTGAATATGACGGAAGAAGACCTCGTCATTCGTCGTCGCACTCGAGCACCGCAGAAGCTAGCTCACTCACTAGATGGCGCTGACCAAAAGGCTCTGGATGAATATCGAGAGCGTGTAGAAGGCGAGTCTGGTGAAATTGCTACCGACTTTTACGGTAACAAACTCAGTGTTACTGCGGTTGGTGGTGATGCTAACCTGGAACAAATCGCGGATATCACCTTGTTGATTGATGCTTTCTTCTCGGGCGCTCCAGCTCCAAAAGGTTTGTTTGGTTATGTGGATGACTTAGCTCGTGATGTTCTCGAAGACTTGAAGCGTGATTATTACGAAGAAATTGATTCATTGCAGGACGCATTGGCTTATGCCTATGAAGATGGTTTTAAGCTGCAGTTATTGTTAGCTGGCATTAATCCAGATTCTTATCAGTTCCAGATCCAATTCGCTGAACGTATGACTGACAGCAAAAACCAACGTGCAGATTTGGCTCTTAAATATCAGGCTTTGGGTATGCCGCGTAAACTTGCTTGGGAAGCAGCTGGTGTTGATACTCAACGAGCTGAGGCAATGCGAGAAGAAGAGGCAAACAGCAATGACCCTTATCCAGAGCATAACGAACTGGAAGATGAGGAAGACGGAAAACCGAAAGTTAGCATCACGCCAAACAACCAGCCGAAAGGCGAAAGCGCAACTTCAATCAGTAACGGGTGAATGCAATGGCCGAGAATGAACGTACTCAGGTAAAAGCCACCATTCGTAGAGCGATGCAGGCAGCAGAACGGGCAACCAATGAACTCGATGCGCAGGCGATGAGGGAACTGGCAACTCTGTATCAGTCTGCTCTAGTCGAAATTCAATATCTCATTACCAATGCTGCAGATGAACTAGGCATGGTTCGACTTTCCCAGTTACAGGCTCTTACCACTCAGATTGAAGGCATCCTTAATCAGGTAAATCTAACTCAATCGAACATGGTTGATGGTTATATCGTTGAAGCGGCCAAGAACGGTGGTAATACGTTTTCAACCACTATCCCTGCAGAGCGAGTTTCGCAGTCTATTGATTCAGCTGTTTTAGCTGTGCGAACTATGCAGCAAAAAGATGGTTTACAGCTTAGCGATCGTCTCTGGCGTGTTCATCGCAATGCAAAAGAACAGTTAATTCAGGCTGTAGAACGTGCGGTTATTTTGGGTAACTCTGCAGCTGATGCAGCGCAGGAATATCAGCGAAGGGCTGAGGCGGTACCTTCGGAGATTACTCAACAGGCAAACATGGCAAGCAACTCAGCACTCAATAAAAAAATGAAAGATGTCCTGATAGATGATCAAGGCGCACCGTATCACCAAATTAAGCGAGTAATGCGTACTGAAATCAACCGAGCTCATGGCATGGCTTTTCAGAATTCAGCCTTTGAGGATGAGTTTGTTGTGGGTACCAAATTCAAACTTAGCCCTAATCACCCAAGGAGGGATATTTGCGATATGCACGCCAGGGTTAATTTGTATGGCTTGGGAAAAGGTGTTTATCCGAAAGGGAAAAGCCCATGGCCAGCGCATCCAAATACATTGAGTTATGAACAAGTGGTGTTCATCGATGAAATCACAGAAGAAGATAGAACCAATACATCAAATCGCGTTGATTGGTTAAAAGGGCAGAGCAGAGACACACAAAAAGCGGTGCTTGGCCATGATAAAAAGGTATCCGCATTACATCGGGATATCCTGTCTCAAAATATGATAGCTACGCCTTGGAAGCATGTAGAACCAGCCTTGAAACGTAAGGGTATTGATACAGACAGCCTGTGAATAACTTGCCCCCTGTTTTCCACGTAGATTTCCTTATAATGCTTACGTCAGTCAAAAAGTTAGAGACAATCAGTCAGTTGCTAGGGGATTACAATGAGTGTTGCATCAAATCAAAATCATCAGCTAAACCACACCACTCAACTTGTCAGTAAGGTCACTTGTATTTGTGGTCACTGCATTTGTGATAGCGAAGGTATCATCCGTTCTCGATGCGTGAAGCTTCATGAAGGTACAGCATTGTGCCGTTGTAAGCGTTGGGTAAAAGTGCCAGTTGTAATCAATACTGAGGATTAATCTAGTTCTCAAATTTATATTGTTACCATAACAATATGAAACAACACTGTTATTATCTTTTGAGTCTTGTACAAAGGTGACCGAGCCATGAAGAATCAAAAAGGAAATGCAGTTGTATTTATTGTTGTATTGATATTGATAGTTGCTCCATTTGTTTGGGTTTACAACCGTGCTGGTTGGTGGGGGGTAATACCAGCCGTCATCTGCACAATCCTATTTTTGGGGTGGTTAATTAATAAAATCTCTTCACCAAGTAAGAAAGAACGCGAAGAAATAGAAAATCATATTAGGAGAATATTTGAAGGCACTTATTCTTTTAAGGATAAAAAGAGCATTCAAAAATCATTACCATCTGATTACAAAGCTCCTTTTGGTTCAGCTGCCCAAGTGTACGATTGCATACGATTATCATTAACGAGCAAGAAAAGGGATATTGCTGAGCAACGGTTTCAAGATATAGATTTTTTCTTTGGTAACTTTCTTGAATACAAGCATTTGTTTACTAGTGAGCTTATCGAGTTCATCCAGTTTCAAGTAGATGATGCTAAACACATGTTTGCTAATACGCTATTTATAAATTTAGCAACGCAACATTATGAAAAAGCCCAAACATTGAAAACGGTTAAATCCAAAACAAAATATGCACAGATGGCTTTGGATGTTTTAGATGAAGGGATTGCTCATCCAGAAACTGATGAGCAAATGCTACGAGGTCATAAAGTACAGATTGAAGAGTACATTCAGTCGTTATAGTGAAATTTACTTTATGGCTTTTTCAGTTCTAGCTAAGTACTTATCCATTTTTTCACAATAGCTGATAGCTTGTTCTGAGCAATATACACATTGGAATGCTAAATCTGCGGCTTGGTAGGCAGGCATTCTGAAGATCACGTCATTTGATTTTTTGATGGAGTCTTGCAACTGCTTAGCTTCTTCTCTGAAAGGCGCGGACAACTCAATACACTGTTTTAACTGTTCAGTATCTGCATATTGATATGTTTCAGATTGGCTGATTCCTTGTTTTTGAAGTGCTTTAAGTTGTATAAATATCAGCATGTTATCTTCATTTGCAAAAGAAATTGATGAGTGAAGCAATCCGAAAGTGAGAAGTGTATAAACTAGAAATTTCATATTGGTCCTTGAGTTTGAAGCGAATAATTTCCACTGAGTATAAATGCTCAATAATGCGCATAATGTTAGTAATTGCTAAATGCGAAGTTCGTGAAGTATATGAATCTGCGTGCGGTATCACGAAAATAAAAAATAGAGAATGAATTGGTACTAAAGTACTAGTAACGTAACTGGATATTTAAACAGTACTTAGGGTGTTACATGAGTAGACAATATGAAGAAGAATTCATTCCAGCTATGTTTGTGTTGGTTGTTTTAGTTTTTGCCTCTTTCTCCTTTTTATTAGCAAAATCCTTTGAGGCTCCTTGGGATATTACTTTTTACTTTATGCTTAAATCTTTGTTTATAACGGCAATTTACTGTTTTTATGCATGGGTTAGGTATCATTTGCTACGGAATGAGTTCCAAACTAATTATGGCTACTACGGTTATACAAAGAGCTGGTATCACTACATACGAATTTGGCCGATAGCTATTTTATTAATTTTTATCGTTAGCTTTGAAATGCTAGACCACTCTGGAACAGTGACATACTCTGGTTTTTTCGCTAAAGCAAAAACCCCACTCCGTTACTATGATGCTGATAAGGCTTGGTATACGTTTTGGTATAGTAAGCTGCTTATTTCCTGTTTAATTTTGATTGGTGGAAACTTAGTTCATCATACTTTAGCTAAATGGTTTAGAAGCGTATTTGACTAAAACTAACTAACCCCTCCAAACGGTTAGATGCTCATTCCAAACTGTCCATAAATGGCGACCGAGCCCCTGAACTTTCAGGGGCTTTTTTCGTTTATAGGCAAAGGAAATCTCATGATTAAGTCTCACCTCACGGCTAGTGTTGTACTGGCGCTTTCATCCTCAGCACCCCAAGGTGTGATTCATCTACTTTCTGACGCTGTAAAGGTGGATACCTCAAATAAACGCAGTGTCGTCACCATTACCCGAACCGGAAAATTTTGTGACCCACGATACGGTGAGTTTGAACTGACCCAGCAGATGTTCGATTCCATGATCAAAAACTTCAACGCTGGAGTTTATGGCCAAGAAATCAATATCGATATTGCACATAAGCCAGAAGATGGCGCTGGGGCGGTGGTAAGACGTTTATTTACCGACCGTGGACGTTTACGAGCAGAGGTGGAGTGGTACGAACTCGGCATCAACAAAGTCACCAAAGACGGTTTCAAATACTTGTCTGCCGAAATACATCCTAATTATGTCAGCAACGAAGCCGGAGAGAACGGCCAGTATCCAGAATTTGGTCCAACGCTCTTAGGGGCAGGTTTGGTCACCCGACCATGCATTAAGAACCTGGACAAAATCGAACTTAGTGAAGCCAGCCTTCACGAATGCCCTACCTATCTTTCCGAGTCTCTAGCTAATAAATTTTCTGAGGAACGTCAAACCATGTGGACCCAACTAATTGCGCTGTTTGAAAAGCAGCTGAAAGGTTTAAAGCTATCTGCTGAGCAACACACAGCAATGGTTAAATTACTTACTGATTCACTAACTGGTATCAGTGATGAAGCACAAGCAAAGGTGTTAAGCGAACAAATTGAAGGCATTGCCAAGCAGTTGTCTGAATCGGGCAACTCATCTGTGCCGGTGATTAACCTAAATGGTGGTTCACTAAGCGAAGCTGATGTCGTGCGTATTCTTAGTGAACAAGCAGCTAAGTCGCTGCAAGCTCAAGCAGACGCAAAACAAAAGCTTGATGCAAAAGTCAAAATCTTTACGGAAGCGATCGATAAAGCCGAAGGCCTTAGCGACGAAGTGAAGAAAGAACTAAAAGAAACTCAAGACCTGATCACGGTTGAAATGTCTGATGAGCAAGTCACCAAACTGGCTGAAAACCAAATTGCTCATGGCAACCAAAAAATGGTTTCTATCCAGCTAAGCGAAATGGGTTTTATGGGTTCACCATCTGGCTCAGTGGCTCAAACTCCAGATCAACAACGCGAAAGCTTGCAGCTACAAGAACAAATTCACGCCAACCTACGCAACACCAATACCTATGCGCTAGGTCAGTTGCACCTTACTGAAGAGAAGAATTTGCCAGCGTTCTGTCGTCAGGTACTTGCAGAGTTTGACCGCCAAAACCACCGCCGCATTCATGCTGAACGTCTGGTACTTGCGGGACAAGGTGGCGCTAACGTTATGTCTGATTCTGAATTGCCAGTATCAGTTCAGCGTGAAGTCATTCGTGAAGCTCTCTCTGATCTCAATGTTCTGCAGCTGGTGCAAACACTGACAGATTTCAGTGCGTCAGCAACCACTCAAATTCCATACGAAAGCCGTGATGTTTCCGCCATTATGGGTGATGGCATTGTGTTTGAGCACGGTACCATTCCAAAAGTGAAAAACTCACAGCGCATGGATTTGGCTTACGTATTGCCAATGAAAGTCGCGTTTGAAGTCTCGAATGAGCTCATGCATTTTTCCAAGTCTTCAGCCATTAACTGGGATGCTTGGGGCCGTAACGTAGCAACAGCTAGCCGCATCATCAAAGAGATGGTTGCACGTCGCATCGTCAATGCAATGCAACGTGTCGCTGACTCGTACTTAGCTGCAGATGTTAACGGTGAAGCAATCACTGCTCAGCTGCAAGATTCGTATGAATTCAAAACAGAACAGTTCCCAGTGGTCGCGCCGCATCAACAATACGATTTGCAAGGCAACACTGTGGGTACAACTGAAAACCCACTGGTGCTCACCATTGATGCAACGCAAATCAAGCCATTTGATGGAACAGGCTCTCAGGCCGCAGGCACTTACTACATCGTTACCTCATACAACCTAGGCAAGTTCGTGTTGGTTGATGAATCAGGCGCGTTGAAGTCTGTAACTGCTGGCGCTGCGTCTATCAGCTATAGCTACGCAACCAACATCGTCAAAGTGGACAGTGATATTCCAGATGGCTTAACGCCAGAGAAGCACTACAACAAATTGTTGCAGGCGATTGGTCGTCGCAAAGCCATCATGAAAGATGATCGCTTTATCACTCCTGACTTCCTATTGATGTCACACACCTTGAACGATACCTGTACCAACGCTGAACAGTTCGTCGCATCGATGAAACGCAACGGAACAGACACCAATTCACAAGGTGATCTGGAAATGGTGAAAGCGCTACCTGCGTATTCAACTAACGCTCCAGCAACGCATCTGGGCGATGAACGTATCATCATGGGCCAAAAAGGCGCGATGGCTTACTCAGTGGTGAAACCATTCACTCTGAGCGACATGCAAGAAGCGCGTGATGCTAATGGTCAGTTGAAAGGTGGTAAGGAAGCTTACGGTGAAGAGTACAACGCAATTCACTGTCCTAAACCAATTCGTAACCGCTTTACCAGCGTACTGTTCTTCTCAGCGACAGGTCGATAGAGCGAGCCATTGCCCCGTTACTGTAAATACAGTTTCGGGGCCTTTTTGCTAACCAATTTAAGGTAATAAATCATGCCAATCATGACTGCATACACAAACAATTCTAAGCAAGCCGTTAATATCGGTGGCCGCACTGTTCATCCTGGTGAAACTCGTGAAGTAGATGCGCGCTTTGTTCCTGCCGCGGCTCAGGTTAATCGTGCGATCGTTATTCTCTATATCAACTTCAGCATTACGCCTAAGTACTTTGGGCAAACAGTCGTGCAGCCAAACACTGCAGCACGCTTACCAATTATCCATTTTGAAAATCCAAACAAAGCGGATGCCGGTGCATTCCAGGATAAGATTTTCGAAGAACTCCTAACGAAGAAGATTGATGAAATTAAGCCTTTCTTTTCCGAGTTGACGGATGAAGAACTGGCGCGTTTATCAGAGCTTGAAACGGCTGACCAGAAACGTAAGGGACTACTCAGCGGTATTGATGAAGAGTTGGCCACACGAAAAGCTGAGCGAGACTTAACGCCTGAAGCTTTCGCCAAAACGCTAGAAGGTAAGGACGAAAGCGAGCTGCAAGTTGAACTGCTCGCAGCGGGTGACAATGAAATGAAACTCAAAGTTATCCAGGAAGCTTTGTCCAAACTTAAAGAGCAACAGTAAATCCGCCAATCATAGCCCGGACTAGCTTCGGGCTTTTTTCTTAAGGAGTCTCTATATGTGGGATACAGTCAAATCGCTAATTGCAGATGCAGCGCCTTTGGTTGGTAGCTTGATTGGTGGTCCAGTAGGTGGCGGTGTTGGTGCCTTGGTGGCGAATGCTCTAGGGGTGGAACATACTCCGGAAGCGATTGAATCTGAAATCCGCCGCAACCCTGACTCGTTACTCAAGATCACGCAAATGGAAAGTGAAGAGCGTATTCGATTACGTGAATTAACTTACCAGCAAGCTGAACTCGAAAGTACTGAGCGCAAACTTGCTTTAACCGAGCAGCATAAAACCATGCAAGCCGAATTGGCGAGCGACGACGCTTATGTTCGTCGTTGGCGCCCAACATTTGGCTATGCCGTTTGCTTAGCCTGGTCATCATTGTTCTTTGGTATTTGTCTGCTCATGATCATTCACCCTGAATACACAGAGCAAGCCTTTACTGGAGCTGCAAAACTCACGGGCTTATTCAGTGTGGCGTTAACCGTTCTCGGGTTGAACATTCACAAACGTTCGCAAGATAAACAAGTCTCCGCAGGTGTGGTGCCAGCAGGCGTGTTAGGGAGTATCGCCTCGACCATTCGCGGAGGTAGTAATGTCAAATAGCCCTGTGTCACAAGGCGAGTTCCACTCTTTCCGTGTTGAAATGCGTGATTACATGAAGCAGCAAACCAACCTAATGAGCCAGATGGTTGAACTACAAACCAAGCACTCAAATTTGGAAAACCAGTTTGGGCGCTTAGATCGCGATTTCGATAAATTGGAAGAACGAGTAAGACCTTTAGAGCAAGGACAGAGTGGCACCAATGAAAAGACCAAGTACAACCGTGATCTTATCTGGATACTGCTAGGCATTCTCGGCAGCGTCTGTACTTTCATGTTTAAAAATCAGGTGGGTTAACCATGCAATTAGCTACGTTAATAGACCGTCTAAAGAAAGCCATGATGGATAGCGCTGAACTTATTGAAGGCACGGAACAACAAATAGTTGAAACTGCCTTGTCTGATTTCAGCCGCTATCGACCGCATACTAAGGTGGCGACCTTTTCTCTCATGACAAACCAAATGCTCTATTTGGCACCGAGTGACATGATTCGAGTTCGAACTGTGTTGTATGGCCAAAGCCAAAGGGCGAAGCAACCTTGGGAACAGGGGTACCCCCGTAACTTACCGCGCTTGTCTGTGATTGAAAGTGATGAAAACCAGAAGTGGGTGCAACTTTCTCATTACCCGTCTGAATCGGTAGTGATGAGCTGTGGTCGCGACTTCTCATACACCTACTACGGCAGCCGTAAAATTGTTAACGATGCCATTTCTGTAGATGTTCAAGATGAGTCTCTGCTGCTTCTTCGCTGCATTGCTGAAGCGGTGAAATACATTGCGGTTCATCAGCTTAATAAAACTGTCTCGGTGCGTAATAGTGTGGGTGGTGAAGCTAAGAACGGAACGCCAGCGGCTATTCATGAGCAGCTGATGACACAGTTTGAACGGCAGGTGAAAGATGCGTGAGTTAAGTGTTGAGCTACATACGTCAGTGCTTGATGAGGCGTTCAGGTCTGCTCCAGATATTCTAAATAGACATTTGAAAGCCGGCATTAGTCATGCAGGCTCAATTGTTTCTCGAGCAGCCAAAGAAGAAGCACCAAAAGCTGAAAGCACATTAACTCATTCAATACGCTCCAACGTCGTTGGCGAACTGCAACGTATGATTACCAGCTCACTGCGCTACAACGCTTTTGTTGCACAGGGAACCGACGCCCAAGGAATGCCACCTGTTCAATCAGTTCTTGATTGGGTTCGAGTCAAACGCATTCAGCCCAAACACCCAAAAGCCGATCAACGAGATTTGGCTTTTATAATTGCTCGCTCTATCGCCAAGAACGGCACCCAAGGCAATGACTTCTACGACCGTGCCGCAGAACAAACTCAAGACCAAGTTGCTGATATTCTCAAGCGCTCGGTAAATGACGGTTTGCGAGCTGCAGGTTTTCAACTCTAGGAGAGCAACATGCCACAACCTATGCCCAATGAAATATTGGAAGGCATTAAAAGTGCTTTCGAAACTCGTTATCCAGCTCGCACTGTAACTCGCAACTGGCAGGATAGAGCCGCATATAAAAACGAAGAGTTAAAGCCTGGCATATTAACGCTGGTTTATTCCGGCGAAAGTCCACTTGGGGATGTGTACAACACCAGAATGAACTTCATGGTGATTGGCCGTATTTACTGTGGAAAAGACGCAGCTGGTATCGATGTTGAAGATGCAGAACTCAATTTCTTAAAAGAGTGGCGATTGTTTTGTTCCTCGTCGGCCGCAGGCAATATTTCTATCCAGAAAGTGATGACATCGCAGCAACAAGAAAAACCGGATGGTTGGTTTATCTGTGAATGCGTGGCTGGCCCGTATGACTTTGGCGGTGAGATTGATTGGTTGCCAGAAGGGCCAGAAGAAGTACCGGCTGAAATTCATGTTGGGCTTTCGCCAGATATTGGCAATGAAGAGAACTATTTTACATTGTCAGATTTGGAGCCAGAAGAGAATGCATGATTTTACTCAGTCTCAACTGGTGCGCTTAATTTCTCAGATGATCCAAATCGGTACCATCGTAGAAGTTCAGGCTAAACCACTCCGCTATAAAGTTCAGTTCACTTCTGACTTAACTACCAGTTGGATTCCATCAGATGTTGGTCATGCCGGTGCGGTGAAAGATTTTGCGCCTCATCAAGAGGGGGAGCTCGTTCTGGTTGTGAAGGAATTCAATACTCAGGGCGGTGTGATTGTTGCCAGCCTGAACCAGAACTCAAAAGACCAACCGAAAGATGATCTCAATCTGTTCTATCGGGAGTTTCCCGACGGTACTTGGTTGCAGTATGACATGGGCAGTAAAGTTCTGTCTGGTTTGGTGGCAGGTAAAGTCAATCTCGATGCTGAAATCGAAATTCGATTAGCTTCTCCCAAGATAAAATTGATTGGTGACATCGAGCATGACGGTAAACAAACCTCTACTGGTGATATCTCGTCATCCGCTGGAAGTATTTCTGCAGCTATGAATGTTTCAGCTGGACAAAATATTTCAGACAGTGTCCGTTCAATGGCAGAAGACCGAGATATTTACAACAACCATGATCATCAACACGGTGACCCAGTCACGGGTAAAGCCAACCAAAAGCAGTAGGTGAATGATGGCAACAGGAATTAATGAAAATACCGGCTTACTGATAACCGATGCGGCAGAACGTAAGCAACGTTTGAATCGTTGTTTTAAAACTCGCAGAGGTTCTTTACCGCTTAACCGTGCCTATGGTTCAAACTTGCCGGACAGAGTGGATAGAAATATCACGCCCGATTTAGCTATCGATATTTATGCCGACGTAGCTGATGCTATCGCTCACCCTCCAAACGGATTCACTGACGAGCTAAAACTAGTGAAAACATGGCTAGAGTACGGAGAAAATGAAGTGACGTTATCTGTGGAAGTAGAGCTACTTTTTGACGGCTCCATCGAAGAGATTTCGTGGTTAAGCTTGTGAATCAGATTGAAATATCACAACTACCGCCGCCCGAAATTGTGCAGCAGTTGGATGCGTCTATTCCTCGTGACCGCATGTTGGCTCGTTTTGCTGAGCTTATGGATACCAATGTACCTAAAGCGGGGGATCCGCTTTATTTTGCGTTTTCGGCAATGGGGGAAGAAGTCACCCGAGCTCGCCAAGAGTTCCAGGATATTTCATTGGAAAACATGGTGGCCTACGCAACAGGCAACAACTTGCAACGCTTAGCGGATTGGCGCCCAGTAGAAAAATTCGATACAGAAACGGATGATGAGTTTCGCCGTCGAGTTCAAATGGCTCCAGAAAGCTTCTCAACAGCAGGACCTGATGGCGCTTATATTTTCCATGCCTTAGCTGCAGATGAAGATGTTCAGGATGCATACCCTGATAGCCCAGACGGTTTCATCGTCGATTTATACATACTCAGCCGAACGGGTGATGGCACAGCACCACAAGCTTTGCTTGATAAGGTAAACAGCTATGTTAGCAAGGACAACCTAAGACCGTTGAACGATAAGCTGACGGTTAAATCCGCAGTCATTAAACCTTATGTGATTGAAGTTGAGCTTACGTTGCCGAATGGACCTGGTGAAAGTGAAACTATCACCCAAGCAACCAAACGCCTACAGAGTTTAGTCACTGAGACACACGTTCTTGGTGGGCAAGTCTCTCTGTCTTTAATTAACGCTGCAGCTCACGTTCAAAGCGAAGGCTCAGATTCCAATGTGAGTTTTCAACCCGTCATTGATGTCAATATTCTTCAACCTGCAGCTTCAGTGCTGTGTGCTATGACAGAAGCACCTTACTGCACTGAGATCATCGTTACTCAGGCAGGTGCTGTGTAATGGCATCGGTATTCGTTAGCAAACTGCCTCCATCTGCTTCAAAGATGGAACGAGTGATGGAGCAAGTATTCTGGGAAGAACTGGCTCTTATTGAACGTGACATTCGCAACTTTTACGACCCGTATCAGTGCCGAGTAGATTTACTCCCGTATTTAGCCTGGGAAATGAGCGTTGACTATTGGGATGAGAATTGGAGCGAGCAAACCAAGCGCGATGTTATTGCTGCTTCTAACCCGATTCACACCTCCAAAGGGACTCGTTACGCTCTGGATAAAAGCATCGAATCTATTCGAGATGATGGTTTGAGAGTCACAGAATGGTTCGATGACGAAGCGAACTTAGCTCCTGGTTTTTTCCGAGTTAACTTGGAGGCTCGTAATTCCGATATTGATGAGAACACGGTACCGCAAATCTATACGGCAGTGAATAACGCCAAAAATACACGCTCTCACTTAGAGAGTATTTCTATTACCAGTCAAATCCAGAATCCTATCAATATTGGTGTATTGAGCCGAATGGGCTTAGCGATTCGCTCTGGCCCATGGCGAACCGAAAACATTGTTAGCTCAGTTAATGTTGAGCATGTCAGTTTTGTTCGCCTTGGTATGATCATTCGATCTGGCGCATTACCCTTGGAGTTAGAATGAGTATTCCAGAATCTGCGCTGAACTACGGTTCAATTCTCACCTTGCTAGGTGAGAATGCAGAAGTTAATGGGAAGCTGAATAATAAGTCGATCACCTTTACTCATATTGCTATTGGTGATGGTAACGACCAGTATGTTCAGCCTTCCCGAACTCAAACGACATTGGTCAATGAAATTACTCGCATCCCAGTTACGGGAATGGAGAAAATTGAACCATCAGAAGAGGGCGGTATCCCTCAGTTAAAAGTTTGGGCAAAAATTCCAGATAATATCGTTGATGTCGCTGTGCGGGAGTTTGCAGCGATTGCGGTTTATGATGGCAATTCTTACCTCCACGCTGTTGGCAACTCGGTTCGTATTCCAATTCTGTCCGGTGTCAACAATGGCGGAGAAGTGAATGATATCTACATCGAGATGACGTTTGCCGTAACGTCGCTGGATCCTATCATTCAGATTGACCCAACAATCGTGACAGCCACTCGTAAATATGTGGATGATAAGGATGGCGCCCACGTTGCCGCACCAAATCCACATCCACAGTATCCACTATCTTCAAAAGCTCAAGGCTTAGAATACGACCCAGACCGTACTTACTACTGTGGTGACACCTGTTACACCCGAGTAGGAGATAGAACTTATCAGTGGGAAGCCTACAGTTTAGAGCCGTTCAGTGGTAAAGACCCAAACGACCCATTAAACCGCCGTGCTGGTTGGACAGATGTGACTAAACCGTTCTACTGGAAACCGCGCTCTTCCAAAGTTTCAGGTGAAACTATGGCGTGGGATAACGATGCAATTCCAGAAAACATGGTACTTGGTATTGGTCAGCAATTACCTGTAGCGGTGTATCACTCACTGGCTACTGCAAAGCCTGAATGGATTGATGCAACTGACAACACGCTTATCAATATTCCAGACCGACGGGGGCGCTTTGTTCGTGCTGCCGATGGTACAACATGGTTGGCAGGTGAAACACATGAAGATGCAATACGTAATCTCTATGGTTCATTAATTGATATATATTTTGGGCCATCAGTCGGTGCCACTGGAGTGTTTGAACGAGGATATATTGGGGGAATTAGCTCTGGGACGGAAGGTGGTTCATCTTCGGCTCAACAAGTGGCGTTTGATGCATCTAGAGTGGTCCCAACAGCGGCCGAAAACCAGCCAAAGGCATATATAGAATGGGTAGGATACGCACTATGATTAACTTTTATTACACCTATACCAAAGAGACTCTGGTTGTTAATCAGAAAGGCATCTCTACAACACTTCGTCAGGCGCTTCCTGAATACCCTCGTGATGCATTACTGATTAAACCTCTACCAGAGAAAGAAGGTTTTGTGGTTCGTGTTTGTAACTTTGAAAACGGACGACCAACCGCTACCGAGTACGTCGCCGACCATCGTGGCAAAACCATCTACAACAAAGCCAAACCGCTTGAATCAAAACAAGTAAAAGACTTGGGTGAGATAGAAGAAAGTTGGACTCTCACCCAACCACCACACCAATACGTCAATTGGAACACTGAGTTAAACGACTGGCAAGTAGACGCTCAAGCCAAATACGAAGCTGAAGTTCAGCAAGTCACCAACACTCGCGAAAGTCTTTATGTGCAGATAGTTGATCGCCTGAACAACGAAGCCAAAATGATTCGCCGTGTGGAAGGTGATGAAACTAAAGCGGCTGAATATGAAGAACAAGCTGATGAGGCTTACTTGAAGATTCGTGCCGATAACCCTTGGCCTGAATTGCCCGTTTAGATAACCCCCTCCTTTTCACGTCTTTAACCCATAAACTTAAGAAAACAGTGCCGCTGAAGGTGAGTTTCTAACAACAAAGGAACTACACCATGACCTTTAAACATGGCATCTTTGGAGTAACCGACAACAGTGGTGTGCGACCAATGCAAATGGCCGACACGTCTTTTGCTGTTGTTGTGGGAACCGCTCCAGACGCAGATGCAGAAACTTATCCTCTAAACAAACCCGTTCTTGTGGCTGGTAATATTCACAAAATCGCTAAGCTCGATATGGTTGGTAACAACGCTGGCACACTGCCGGATGCACTGGAAGCCGTCTACGACCAAAAGCGCTGTGCTATTGCGATTATTCGCGTTGAAGAAGGCGTGGATGCTGCGGCTACCATCCTTAATATCATTGGCGGTGTTGACCCAGTAACGGGGGCAAAGTCAGGCATTGAAGCCATTCTAGATGTGCAATCCATTACGGGCAAACGTCCTCGTTTATTGCATGTGCCTGATTTCTTAAAAGAGCAAGCAGTGCTTACCAAGTTACTACCTATCGCCACTCGATTGCGCTGCAAAGTGTTTGGTGAATGCCCGGGAACCACTTACGAAGAAGCGGTGGCTTATCGTCAGTTGTGGGGTGACAAACGTTTAGAGCTATTCTGGCCACGCATGAAAAATGCCGAAGGTCGTTTGGTTCCGATGAGTTCGTACATGCTCGGTTTGGAAATACAAAAAGACCAGGACCCGAACTACGGCTACAGCGCCTCAACCTCCAACCTAAAAATCAACGGTACCTTGGGTACTGAAATTCCAATTGATTATGCAGATGGTGATACCAACTGCATGGCGCACTTACTGAACGAAAACCAAATCACCACTGTGATTCTCGATGACGGCTACCGTTCTTGGGGCAACTTGAGCTGTAGTGACGATCCTAAATGGCAGTTCAACTCGCATGTGCGTGTCAACGACATGATTCTGGATATGATCACAACCAGCCTGAAATGGGCGCGTGACCGTAAAATCCTGCGCACTTTCGTGGAAGATGTGACGGACTCCGTGCAGCAAGGTCTTGATGGTGAAACCCGAGCAGGGCATTTATACGGTGCAACCGCTTGGGCCGACCCTGATTTAAATCCGCCAGAATCCATTATTGCGGGTAACTTCTATCTGGATTACGACTTCACTCCTCCTGGTATCGCTCAAAACATCACGGTCACCAGCCACTTTATTAACGATTACGCCGACGTAATCTTCGAGTAAGGAATTCCCATGGAACGCAGACCACCAAAAGTGCTCGCCGATTATGCCTGGTATCAGGACGGCGTTGGCTTACTTGGCTTAGTGTCAAAAGTAAAACTGCCTGCTTTAAACCGAGCGGTGGAAGAATACATTGCTGGCGGTATGGCTGGTTCAATCAAAATCGATATGGCTGCGGTTGAACCGGAAGATATCGAAATCACCATCGCAGAACTGAATGCAGAAACCATTGCTATGTATGGCTTAACCAATGGCTATGAAAAGCCGTTTGTTTTCCGTTCCGCGCTGCAAGGTCAAAATGGTGTTGAAAGTTTTACAGTTAAAGCAACAGGTCGAGTTTACGGCTTGGATATGGGTGAGATTGAACGTAAAAAACTCTCTGAGATGAACTGCAAAATCACCTGGAACACTTACACCATTCTTTCTAACGGCGTTGAGCTAGTACACATCGATATTCTTGGCGGTATCGAGCGCGTAGGTGGCGTAGACCTGCGCTCTGGTATCAACAAAGCATTGGGTATTTAGGAGTAACCATGTATCAACCAATTAAAATCGCTCTGCAGGTACCACAGAAGCTCGACGGTCAGGAACAAACCGTTTTAACCATGCGACCACCGACAACCAACGATGTCATTCTGGCGCAGAAGAACAGCCGCTTGGCTCATAACGGTGAATTTTATGATGATAACGCAGAGCATGAAGCGCACTTGTTTGCCAACCTGACGAACACGACCCGCGAGTTCATTGGTAGCTTAGCGCAATATGACTACCTGCAACTGCAAAAGGCGTATGACTGTTTTTTGCTGCCGATCCAGCAGTATGTCGCCAAGTCTGCATTGCTATTTCCAAGTTCTGCGGTGGAGTCTCCTTCGAAGAGCTCCGACGATTAACCATAGCGGAGTTATACGACTGGCTCACTGATTGTAAAACAGTGAGCCAGCTGCAAGACGAAAAAGAGGACTAACAATGGCAGACAACAAAGCATCTGTCGGGATTGGTGTAGAAGCTCGGGTTGACAGGTCTGTCTCCCGAGCTTTTGACGATCTAGAGCGCCAGAATCAGCGCCTGGGCAAAAGCAATCAACGACTAAAAAACGAGACCACTAAGCTCGGTAGAGAAAATCAACGCACGGGCAGAACCGTTACCCGAACAGGTAATGGATTCACCAATGCGGGTAAAAAGATTCGTAAATATACGCAGGATATTGGTTCAGCCATCAAGAAAAGCGACCTTATGCGTCGCAGTATGGATAAGCTTGATGACGGTCTGGATAGCGTTGGTAACAAATGGACAGCTCTTGCAACAGGCGCTGCAGGTACGGGCTCTGCCGTCGCGGTTATGGGGCTGGAAGAACGTTATGAACGTTTAGGTATTCAGGCGGGCAAAACCAAAGATGAAATGGCGACGCTGCGAGCCGAGATGTTTGCCACTTCTCAGCAAGCGGATGTTCGTGTAGACCAAAGCGAAATGCTTTCTGCAGTCGAAAAGATTGTAGAGAAAACTGGTGATCTCAAATTCGCCCAGGACAACATGGCCAACATCGGTCGCGTTATGCAAGCCACTGGTGCCGCGGGTATCGATGTCGGTGAAATGTTTGCGGATATGTCGCAGAAGTTCGGGTTGAAGAATAGCGAAGATGTGCTTTCTGCGATCGACACACTAGTCGTCCAGGGTAAAGCCGGTGCATTCACATTGCAGAACTTAGCGGCTGAAGGTGCTTCTGTATCTGCAGCTTATGCTGCAATGGGAAGAACAGGGCCAAAAGCTGTTCAAGAAATGGGTGCCATGCTGCAAATCTCCCGTATGGGTTCTGGCTCTGCAGCAGAAGCGGCTAGTGCTATGGAATCTGTTCTGGCAGACATCACTTCCAACTATGAAGACATCGAGAAGCTTGGCATTGAAGTGTTTGATGAAGAAGCGCTAGCGCGAGGGGAAAAGAAATTCCGCGACCTGCCTTCAATCGTCAAAGAGATCATGGAAGCCACCAATTCCGACATTACCGAATACAGCCAACTGTTTGGTGATGAAGCCATGCGCTTTATGAAAGTACTCTCCAGTGAAGATGGAAAAGCCTCGTTCGATTCTTTCTTGTCTATCAGTGGCGATGGTACCGCTGTTCTGCAGGACTCTGCTCGAGCAGCTCAAACCGCGAACGCAGCCATGATGACATTGAAAACCGCATGGATGAGCTTCGCCGATGAAAAACTGGCAGAGCCGATCGCAGGCCTTGCCGATGCAATCAACAGCATCGAACCTGAAAACCTCAATAAGGCATTAACCGGTGCAACAGCATTAGCGGGAACACTTGGCGCTGTATGGGCAGGGCGTAAAGCGTACAAAATGGGTAAAAGCGTGGTTGATTTTGTGCGTGGTCCCAAAGGTGGCGGTGCAGGTGTACCAGGTTTACCAAGCGGTGAAGTGTCTAATGTTTATGTTACCAACATGCCATCAGGTGGCTTTAGTGGAGGAATGGAAGGAGGAAGAACGCGCAAGCGCGGTAAACCACGTACTCGTTCTATGCCTGGCAGAACGCTCGGTAAGCTTGGAGGTTTAACTCGTAAGTTGCCTTATATCGGCGCAGCTCTGGGAGCTCTCGATATTGGCTCAACACTGATGAATGATTCACTCTCAAGCAAAGAGAAATCTCAGCAGGTCGGTGGAACCGTAGGAAGCATGGGTGGCGCTATGGCGGGCGCGTCTCTTGGTGCTGCAATGGGTTCGTTTGTGCCTGTTATTGGTACCGCTATCGGCGGTATAGCAGGTGCATTAATTGGCGGTATGGGTGGTGATTCACTAGGTAGTTGGATTGGTGGTCTGTTCGGTTCAGATAGATCCAAACCCGGTGACGCTGTGAAAAAAGGCAATGCGCAAAGTGCTCTCCAATTAACTCAAACCGCAAATAGCACAGCAAGAACGCTCAACAGTTCGTCCAATAGCAACGCACCGGCACAGATAAACTTCAACCCTGTTTTCCATGTTCAAGGCAACGCCAGCGATGAACAAATCGATAAGCTAGAGAAGATGGTTGTACGAGTAGCCAAGCAGATGGAAAAACTGAATGTGGGCGGTCGCAATGTACGCTTTGCAGATTCATAAGGAGAACCCATGGCAGATGTAATGATGGCACTGGGTGAATATCGCTTCAGTATCGATACCGCCGCTCTGCAAAGCATTAGTGAAACCTACGCTTGGCGCTGGGCTGATAAGAATTTGGCTGGTCGAAAACCCCGTTCACAATTCATCGGTGGTGACTTGGCCACACTGCGTTTTGAAGGAACCATTTATCCGCATTTCAGAGGTGGCTTAGGGCAAACCGATAAGATGAAAGCGGAAGGAGACAAAGGCAAGCCGCTGCGCATGATTGACGGTTTAGGTCGAGACTGGGGCTTATGGACAATGCGAACGCTGGAAGTGAACAAAACCAAACTCTTCACCAAAGGTGTTGCGCGAAAAATCGAATTCACCATCGAGATCAAAGAGTATCCTGATAAGGAATAGCCATGACCAAGTACATCACAAAAGAAGGTGACCAAATCGATGACATCGCATACCGCTATTACGACGGTATGCCAGGAGCATTTGAAGCCGTACTAAAAGCCAATCGAGGGCTTTCGGCATTGCCTCATCCATTAGCAGCTGGCGTAGAAATAGAACTGCCTGCTCTCGAGCAACCGGCACAAGAAGAAGAGATCAGCTTATGGGATTGAACAACTACAAAATAGTCGCTAACGGTAAAGACATAACCCCAACCATTCGCGATTTCTTTGTTCGTCTGGTCATCAATGACGCAGCGGGTATCGATAGCGATAGCTTTGAACTGGTACTAGCAGATGACGGCAAAATAGCGTTCCCACGCAATGAAGCCACCATGCAAATCTACACAGGGAAAGATGATAAACACTTGGTGTTCAGGGGCAGCTACACCGTTAACTCAGTAAAACTGCGCAGCCCTGAAAAACAAATTGTGCTCTCTGGCGATGCCGCGAACCTAGGCGGCAGTTTTAAAACTCAGCGTGATTACACCTGGCAAACCACCACACTGAAAACTCTGGTTGAAACCGTGGCACAACGTAACGGCTTAACGCCTTCGGTGTCTGCAGAATATGCCAATACCACAATTGAACACTACATTCAGGCAGGCCAAAGCGATGCCGATTTAGTGACAGAACTGGCAACCGAGCATGGCGCCACTATGAAAGTGGCCAATAAAAAACTCGTCTTTTTTCCTCGTGGAGATAACCAAAGCGTAAGCGGTAAAACCTTACCTGCGGTAGCAGTGCATTTAACCGATGAGACAGAAGCAGAAATCACTCTGGAAGGAACCGGAAAGTTTCAGGCGGTAGAAGCGTACTGGCAAGCTGTAGCCGAAGGGCAAAAACAAGTTGTGCGGGTGGGGGAAAGTACAGGAAAAGTGAAGAAGCTCAGCAAAGTGTACCCAACACAGGCGGCAGCGAAAGCCGCTGCTCAGTCTGCTTTGTATCGAGAGCAGTGTGGTGATTACAAACTCACCTTAGATGAAATGCCATTTATCGCTGGCATACAGGCCGAGCGCAACATAGTGCTATCCGGCCATACTCGAAAAGAGTTCAACACTTACTGGATGTGCCAAAGCGTAAGAGAAGTATTATATGAGAACGGACATGTGCTAAGCGGGGAGTTTGTTATCCCCAAACAGGATATTGGGGATATACCGAGGTTGGTGTAGTGATTTGTAATTTTAAAGATAGTTACCAATAAACTGTAGAATGAACCCTATGACGATCATTGCCATTGCGATGCGGGTTATTAGTATTTTACGCTTATACGATTTGATTTCTTCTGGCGTTGGATCTTCCACAGTTAGCGTGGCATTGCCTTCTAAGTAATCTTTTTTGTCTGCGAAATTTATTTCAGCAACGAAAAACCAAAGTAACACAACACCAATGATGTCTAAGGTCAACCCTATGACAGATAGATTTGACTTTGTAATAAGGGCAACGAAGAAATTAAATATGTGCGCTATGACTCCCATAAACTCTTGCATAAACACCCCATGTAATGTGGATAAATATATAGAAATCAGAATCTTAAAAGTCATGAAAACTAACAGCCAGAATGAAGCACTGATTAAAGCTGCATGTGACATGTTTAAGTTAGTTATTTTTTCGTTATTTAAGTCATAGTTTGCTCTTAATGCTACAAGTAAATTTTCAGTTATATATTGACTACTGCTGCTCCCCACATTACCTATTAGGTCGTTCCAACCTAATAGGTAATGTTTGGTTACTTTGAGTGTTTTCAGAGCCCAAACTCCTGATCTTACGAGTTGTATTAAAGCCAATAAAAATGGCATGAATAAAATAATATCTACAAAGCTAATGCTATTACTGATTTTTGGCATTAAGGATGAAAAAAAAGCAATTAATGCTGTCACTGCAGCAATATATATCCCTGCTTTATTATCGGCACCATCACGTCTAGATTGCTCTTGATCGTATAGCCGCCTAGCCTCTTCTAATACGGTAGCGTCATTTATATCTTTAAGAGATTCACGGATTCTTATTATATCGGTACTTCGAGAAGCATTTAGGCTCTCTAGGTCACTTTTGTTTTCAAATCTTGGCCAAAACCAGTCGTAGTTCATAGCTGTGACTCACCTATTTTTAGTAATTCACTTACGATGCTGTTAGCTATAGGAGCTTGCGTTTGGTTTTCTATCCAAGCCCATTGACCATTTGGATTTATTTCAAGGAACCAGTAGTTATCAGATGTGTCACAAATAAAATCTATTGCTCCAAATCTTAGATTCAACAACTTAGTGAGCTCTATACAACGCTTTTCAATTTCGATTGGCAGTTCAATAATTTTATGTACTAGTTCGCAGTGACCACCTCTCCTCCAATCAACAACTGTTTCTGCATAATCTTGGGAAAATATCGCCGTAGCAAAAACACTTTCTCCGACAACCGTTACTCTAACATCATACTTTTTACTTATTTCTTGTTGAAATATCACAGGTGCAGCGCTTAGTGGTTCGGCATCACTTTCTGTCAATTGATTAATTCGGTTTGTGAAAATTACTTTTTCTTCTTCGTCTTCAAGTAAGGCTTGTCTCAAAGGTTTTGCTATTAAGCTAATGTTTTGTTCTAAGCTTTTTGCAGTATCGATATCGTTTGTAATTGTATTTTTGGGAATAGCAAATCCAAGCTGCTTTGCTAATAGCAACTGTTTAGGCTTATCTTCGGCGAGTGTTATATCTACAGGAGAACTGAACCATTTATTTTCTAATCGTGCATATATGCTTTTTAAAAAAGCTTGCCATTCTGTACTAACATAAGTGCTTATACCTACATTGTTCGTTGAAAGCTTAGCTGCTGGTATGCCTGGTCTTCTAAAATAGGCTGCGGAAACCTGTTGTCCGTTTATAGTGCCTATTGACCAGTCATCAATGTGTTCATTACCTATTCGGCATTTATATTGATAGATAGTTTCTGTATTTAAACGGAAAAAAGGAATTTTACGTAAACGAAGATCTCTTACTATGTAATCCATAGTGAGATCTCTTTGATTTGTAATAAGCAAAATCATGTATGTGTCAACTGCCTATATTATAACTCGAATCCATTATCATCAGATTCCATTTGTACATCGGTCTTTGTCACAAGTTCTGGTAGGCAAGACTTAGTAATGAGACCATCATCATCACTTTCAGGTGATACGAATGTTTTTGTTACCAGCTCTAGAGCGAAATTAGCTTCATCGTCAGACTCGGTTTCTGCTTTGGTTTTAGTTACTAGTTCAGCGGTATTTGACATCTCAATTACTGGCTTGCTTGTTTTTTCATCAACCCACATGTCGAGTTCTTCACAGTAGTGGCCTCCAATAGATGGTCCTGAAGTTCTGGGAACCGCAAAGTTCACCAGAAATGGGGTGTTATCTCTGATTTCTAACATCATGCATTCCTTAAATATCCAAATCACTAGAATGGTTTAACTTTTAATTTCATGCAACAAAGTTATAAGCATCTAGTTGTCATATTGATTTTTATGTGATCTACAAGCATTACCGTTTGCGATAGGCAACTAAAATAATGTCTTGATTTCATATTCCTAGTTAAAGATACTGTATGTACATACAGTTGTTTTAGGGGTAATGATGGAACAGGTTCGAGATACAGAAAAAGAAACGCCAGAGCAGATGGTACTTGCTCTGGCGTTGGAAAAGTTAGCTTGTATTGCTCGTTCTAAAGAGTTTCAGTCCTTGAGTACATCAAAAGAAGTTTCTATGGCTGAAGATATTTCTTCTTCAGATAAACCAAGCTTCTCCGCTTGACGGTAAACAGCAGTAATAACACGAGCCTTTTGGTCTGCGCTTAAATTTTGCTTACTTTCTTCTTCACATTGCTCTACTAGTTTTACGACTGAGCGCATCAAGTCTGTTGCTATTGGTACCGCATAGCTAGTTCCTTCCCCCATGTATACTCGTGGGTTGTACTGGATTTGCTCAGGAACGACAACTCTGCTGGAAAAGTTGATTAAATGTGAGTCTTCATGAACAAGAAGCGAATAGGTTCCTAGATGACCTTCTGCAATTTGGTCCAAAACGTCACCAGCTAGCATTTCTGCCAAATATATTTCTCTTTCACTAAAGCTAGCCTTAAGAACGCTCGCTAGTTCCTCGCTTCCGGGACCAACGAGTACTTGGCATATAGTGTAATCATACCATTTGTCCTTAGATTCATACTGTCCTGGTAGTGATAGAACCAGTACTGTACGAGCTCCTAGGTTACATATGTAAACCTTCCAATCTTCATCCATAAGCAGCTGATCAACAGTGTCGGCCAGCCTTTCTGCTGACTGAATGTAATCAACACTATATGGGCTGCCACTTCCAGACAGTAACCAGTTGAGATTTACATTTTCAACACGACGAATGATGTTGAGTATTTCTGGACCAGGAATTCTTCCACCAAAAATTGAAGAAATAGACCCGCCAGTGAAACCCAGCGATTTTCCCCAAGGTGTTTGTTTTCTGTCACCTAGAACTAAATTGAGGCGCTCAACAAAAGAATTGGTCATATTTTCGGTTTTCCGGTCTTGTGTGAAACTAAAAAGTGATCTAATATCGTCTACATTGAATACAGTTAAACTAAAAAGTGACTTAATTATACAATGTATACACTATAACAACATGCTATCACGGCTCTTGCAGCCTAAAAAGTGATTTGATTATAGGTTTTTAGTTCAACACAAACGACGTAGGAAGGAGGTTGCTAGCTATGAGCAAACGAAAATCAGATGACAGTGTCATCAGTACCCGAGATCAGGACCTTAAAAATCGTCTACAGCGAATTGTAGAAATTGAAGATCGCAATATTGCACAAATGGTTCGGATTATGTTGCGTAAAGCTATTGAAGAAAAAGAGAAGGAGCTTGGTTTAGCACCTTTGGAAAAGGTGGCTTGATATGTTCGTAAATAATAAAAAACCGCTTACCAACGGCAATCAGTAAGCGGCCAGAGGTCTGTTAAAACAGTCATCTGTAGGGACTCAGAGCGAGGGTGCAACCTCTATGCTCACGGCTCAAACACCATTTCATCCTTACCGTAGATTGTAGCGCAGCCTTCTGAAAAACAAAACGTATTCGTTTATCAGGAGATTACGATGACATCAGTTATTGAAGCGGCTCTTACCTGTGAATTCCCTCAGGTAGTGAATGCCAGCTACAGCACGTTAAAACAATTCAACAACACTGCAGAACTTGAACGTCTGCTGGGTAAGCGCCCGGGTGTTCTTCCTAATGAGATCAACCCAAATCAACATGGCCACAAGTTTGGGCTGTTTGACGCTTTACGCCTAATGAAGCTAACGGGAGACATTCAAATCCTCCGCTCTATCGCTTCCGAACTTGGCTACTCACTTTATTTCCTCGGTGATTATTCCGGCATTTCTGATGTTGAGCTGCTGAACAGTTATAGCCAATGGCATGCCGAAATCGGCGATGTAAACCGCGCTATTGCTGACGCATTAGAAGACGGTGATATCGAACAACATGAATTCGAAAGAATTGAACGTGAATTACGTGAAACGTTTACGGCTGCTTTGGCGCTGTTAGAACGTCTTCGTGCACTAGTTGTAGTGAATTAAGTAACGGCGAAGCCAACGGAGGTATGCCATGAATACTTTATCAACTCAAAATCTAAGTTCTTCAATCAATCTGTTTCTGCACTATTTCACTGAGCAGGAAGAGAAAAAACTATTCAAAACGGTTAAGGAAACACAGGGCATTTATGCGAAGAGGGATTACTACTGGATGCTATTGATGCGTGAAACTGCGATTCGTTTAGGGGTGTTAGCTGGCCCAGATGCAGGTAAGGCACAACGTCACGATTTGCCTATGATTGGGCTAACGGTTGGTGACGCTGAACGTAGTTTGCAAGAAGGCTATTTGGTTTACGACAGCATGAACGCTAAGAACCTTAAAAAACACCCGATCGCTTTAAACAAGTCAGCAACCAGCGCGCTAAGACACTTACTTAAAATTCATAAAGAAATGAGCGAAGGCATCGATTGGGAAACGCCACGACTAGACCGTCCTCTTTTTCTTAGCCGAAACAATCAGGCGATGAGTCGCCGTTCTTTCCAACACCGTTTTACACAGTGGTGCCGTGTTGCAGAAGTTCCAGCAGGTACACCGCACTGGTTACGCCATTCATGGGCAAAACGCTTTTTAGAACGCACAACGTCACCAGATGCGTTGCGTAGAGTTCAAGCGGTGCTTGGACACACGAACCTATCTACAACCTCAATCTATACGGCACCTGACCGTGAGTCTCTGGATTCAGCTATGAGAGAGGCAAGCACATGTTTTCGATAGAAAGTTCAGTAAAGCAGCAATGTGCTGAATCGGTGGTTCGTGGAGATGTTATCAATCTTTTAGGGCATGAATTCTGGGTGGTTGAAAAGTGCGAAGCACAAGGGCCAAACATGATTGTTAAGTGTGTTGGTGAAGATCCTTTAAGTATCAGTAAAGACAGAGTCGTTTCAGTTCGCTCGTATCGATAAGGGGATAAGGATGTATAAGGCTATGGCTAGGTTACAAGAAGCAGCAATGGATATGCGTAGAAAGGCGCTTGCAGCGGCACTACGCAATATCAACTTGCATGTATTTGGTGGAAGAGCGAATTCAAAACGCTTGGAAGAGTACGTGGCAGAACGGATGAAATTAAGGCCTATCGATATTCGTCTTTGGTGCTCTGGTGATGGCGTCCCTGAAGCTTATGTTGATGAGTTTTTATCGTTGTTGAATGAGAACTCTGTTTGGCGCAAGCATCAGATTCGCCCATCACAGAAGCTTGTCGAAGCTTACATGGAGAAGATCTATGCCTAATCAAGTAGCGGCGGCAAAGCTTTCGCCACCAGAACGTGCTTGTTTGTTCAAGCTGGAACAGCAGATGGTGCGTCAGCAAGGGTTCATTAATCGTCAGGTGTTCATCGATGAACAAGATGCAGTTTTCACTCAGTGGGAGCAAGAAGGCCACATCACACTGGATGAAGACGAACTCAAACATTTACCTCAGGAGCAAGTGGAGCAACAGCAACTCACTCATAGCTGCCATTTAAGTGAACAGCTTTGGATTGCTTCAGCTTGTCTGCGTCGGATTTATGCGTGTGACTTATAGCTACAGGGGGTGGCAATGCCCCCTGTGGTATTCCACGCCTGTTTTAACCCGACTGGCCGCGCCTTCCGTGGTGTTAACCACATTAGAGCCAGATAAAAAGCAGATGGTGTGGGCGCATATTCAGCAAAACCACCAACCCATTGCCGACCTGTTGAAGTCATCGGAATTTCAACAGGTAAAACAGAATTTAGAACAATACTTTGGCCCAGTTGCGATTGGGGTAGATTTAAAAGATATCGGAGGCACGCTCTATGGCGTCCGCAGAACAACTAAAACAGATCATTGATTTACACGAGTTGGCTGATCGTTTGGGTATGGAACGTCCAGACCCTACTGGAAATTATAAGGCTCCTAATCGCCCGGACAAACACCCAAGTGTCAGCATTTTTGATGCAGCCCAAGCGGGTTACATGATGTGGAAAGACCATACGTCTGGTGAAAAAGGTTCCTGTATTGATTTGGTTATCTATTGTGGCCAAGCGGTAGATTCCAGCGAGGCTATGCAGTGGCTTCATGCTGAATTCAATATTCCTACTGATAATGCTCCTCAGCAAATTAAGCAGCAAAGTCAGCTTTCTTGGGTTGCAGAGAAGCAGCTGGCTGTTGCATCGGATGCAAAGGCGTATTTGGTTGATCAACGTGGCATTCCTGCTCCTGTCGTTGAGATGCTTATCAAACGTGGTGCTATCGGTTTTAGTGACTGGCATAGCCCGAAAAAGAACCCTGGTGAACTTGGTTACGGTGGCCCTGCGGTGACGTTCCCTAGTCGCTGTTTGTTTACTAACGAAGTGATGGGGATTGATTTACGTTTTATTGATCCGGCTTTGAATGGTGACAACAAAACCAAAGCTATGGGTGAGAAACGCGGTTATCCATACATTCCTGACAAGGTTGCATTAAAACGCGCAAAAACAGTGATTGTGGTTGAGTCTGCTATCAATGCCATTTCTGCGATCGCAGCTTTTGACCCTGAAGGGAAAGGTAAAGGGTTGTTTACTGCTATTGCAACTCGCGGCTTAGCGGTCGAAGAAATAGATTGGCGCTTTTTAACGGGCAAACGTGTTATTTGTTGTTTCGATAATGATGAGCCTATTGCGGACGGACCAAGGAAAGGTCACAGACCTGGGCCAGAAGCCGCTTGGATAGTTCATGAGAAATGTACCGCATTAAACATCCCTTGTTTCCTTGTTGATCATAAAAATGGTAAGTGGGAAGGGCTTAATGACCTTAACGACTTTTTGAAACAGCACGGACCAAAACTCACCAAATATAACCTTATCTACAACTTGGATCAGTGGCTCGTTACTGGGCAAGACGGTGAATTTGAACATGCTAATCACAAGCGTTTACCACTACCCAATCATGACCAACATCTTTATTGGACTTACCGAGTAAAACCGGACTTTACCAGTTACCTGAAAGTGGTTACCGACGGGGAAAGTGAGCAGAAAATTCCGCAGGACGTTTGTTCTTTCCGCATTGCAGGCTTATCGAAAATTACTATTTCTTCAGCCAGCTCTGCGATGACTGGCGAACCGGATTTACAGCCAACGAAAGTTTACTCTGCAACTATCCAAACACCAGATTCACCTAATGAACTGACTCGTTTTGTACTTAAGCGCGAGCAATTGTACAACATCGACGTTTGGCGTCGTGTTGGCGGTGGTATTTTCAACCCAGGCAAGTTCACCCGTATGATCTCGATTCTAGAGCGTGCTACTCACATCGGTGAACGTAGTGCTGTGAACTTCGTGGGTTTAGCCTGGCATGATGGCAAAGCCATCTTAAATGAAGGACCTGATTCTTTCTTCACTGACCCAACTCAGCAGTGTCCTTATCACAACCTGCAATTCCCGTCAGGAACACCAGAACAAGGCCGTCGAGTTATTGAGGCTTACCATGCAACTTTCAAAAACAATGCCGCTTTGATGCTATTGGTTTGGGGGTTAGGTGCTCATGCCAAAACGTTCTTGGGATTCTGGCCACACTACATGCTTAACGCTGGTAAAGGGGCGGGTAAATCAACTTTGGTTAAATCATTGGAACGCACTTTGGCGTTTACCATGTTCTCTGGCCAGAGTTTGAAAACCGAGTTCCGCTTGCTGACATCGATATCGCACACCTCTCACCCAGTCGGCTGGGAAGAGCTTTCAGCTCAGGGGCAAGGTGTTATCGATAAAGCAGTTGCCATGCTTCAAGAAAGTTACCAGTACACCATCACTCGCCGTGGTACCGATATGACCGAGTTCTTGAGTATCGCGCCTGTTCTACTAGCTGGTGAGGATGTGCCGGTGCAATCACTACTGGGTAAATTGGTCCGTTCAGATCTAACAGGCCGTAAGGGAGACATGATTCCCGATGAATTGCCTCGTTTCCCTGTTAAAGACTGGATCAAATATTTGACTTCATACACTCGTCCGCAAATGAAACGTGCCTACCGAGAATGTGTGGATTACCTCTCTAAGCATTGCATGGCAAAACCAGATGACAACGGTGCTAACCGTATGCGTGATAACTATGCATGCCTAATGCTGACTTGGCGCCTTCTATGTGAATTCACAGGTGTAGCGAGTAACTACGGTGATTTTGTAAAAGACATCGTTACTGAGATGAACACCCATATTCGTGAGACAGAAGCCGAGCGTGAGCCATGGGTTTGGATCATGGAGCTGATTCTAGGCGAAATGGATGCTGGTCACTTCCGTCATCCATACGCATTTGACTGGGTGGAAGGTGAGCTGTGCTTGTTAGTTCGTACTAGCCACATCATGCAACACATCAGCCAAAGCCCAGCATTAAAAGCCAAATTCGATAGTTTGCCAGTGAAGAGCGATCGCATCCTCAAGAAGCAATTGAAAGAAGCCAAAGTAGTTTTGAAAGATGGACATGAGAAATCTATCAACGGCAAACGCATCGCCAACTTTGTCGCCCTGGGCGTTGAGAACTTGCGAGAGTTCGGTCTGTTCCCAGCCGTTCCAGACGACGTTCAAGAGAAAGAAACTAACCAGTAAGAAAGGAGACAGTATGGATTTATTCGACATTCAGCGCCTAGCTGGTGCAGCGCTAGGGCTAACAGATGATGAAACTGATGAAGTCATCGATACAGACGAAGATTTCGATACCCCATTGCTTGAAAAGTTTGGCATTGATTTGGATACCTTTGGAAATGTGGCAGAAGCCTTATTGCCTTTAACTCCAATGATTTCGTCACCGCTAACAAAAACGGTTTACCACGCTTTTGTTCGTCAGCTTGGTAATGGTGATTGTTTAGCTATTTGTAAGCGTAAAGCAGAACTACCTAAGCCAAAGGAGGCTGATGCTCATGGCTAACCACCAACTCAAAATTAAATCTGAGCATCTGGATGCCATCATCTCTGGAGTAAAAACCTTTGAGATTCGCAAGAACGACAGGGATTTCAAAGTAGGTGATCGAGTAACGCTAATCGAAGAAGAAGGTAATCGTTATCTGACTATTCGCATCAAGTACATCACTAGCTACGCCCAACAAGATGGCTACATTGTTTTTTCCTTCGATTGGATCAGCGGCGGAAAAGTAATAGGAGAAGACAACAGTATGGCTGTTGGTTGGGTGCCGATGAGCTTCGCTGAACTGAGGGACTTTAATTGAATAACTACATCGCAGCTTTTCTCAATGACAACGGCGCGCTTTCGGTATGCAAGAAATCTGACGAAGTCATCAAGATGGAGCTTGGTTCGTTTTCAAGCTTTGAGAAGGCTGTTGAATCGGCGTGTGATCTATTGGAAAGCCACATTATCGGTAACGGTGTATTACATCGAGACGCAGGTTTTGGAGGTTTTCTTATTTGTAACGAACAAGAGTTCGAAAAACTAAACAAGGAGGCAGTTGAAAATGCCAAGAACAAAACCGCTTAACCATATCGCAAAACTCATTGCAGAAGTCTACGAAGAAGCTGGTATGGACAAGCCATATATCGAAGGCAAAAAGCACGATATGAGCAACCACGAGAACAAGTATGAAACGTTGGCCAGCGCCATCAATCTCGATGCAGGCAATCGTAAACGCTTAGCAGCAAAGCTAGGTATCACATCACTGCACTTAGATGTGACTGTGAAAGTTCTCAATCATCACTGTTAATACAAATTGTATAAACCGCAGAAGGTAAAGCATATGAAAAACCAATTAACAGATTTAAACGATCACTTGTTTGCTCAGATAGAACGTTTAGGGGATGAACAGTTAAAAGGAGAGGAATTCGAGAGGGAGGTTGCTCGTTCAAAAGCTATAACTTCTGTCTCTCAACAGATAGTTAATAATGCTCAACTTGTCCTTGATGGAGCAAAATTTAAAGCTGAGTACGCAGGGAAATACCAGGTACCTATGATGGAGGACAAGCGCAATGCCTAAAGGAGTTTGTCACCAATATACGGAAGACCAGAAGAAGTTTTTAAAAGACAATTCGTTACTTCCACGAAAAGAACTCACTGAACAATTCAATTCTACGTTCGGACTTGAACAAAGTCAGAAAGCGATCGCAGCATACTGCAAGCGTCATGGTTGGTTGACGGGGCGAACCGGTTGCTTTGAAAAAGGTGAGTTGCCATGGAACACCGGAACCAAAGGATTATGTATACCAAACTCAGGAAGCTTCCAATCAGGTCAGGTACCACACAACAAAAAGCCTGTTGGCCATGAACGTATTTGCTCAAAAGATGGTTACATCCTAGTCAACGTAGCGGAACGAAATCCATACACAGGCGCGGATACTCGCTATCGCCCTAAGCACTATGTCATTTGGGAAAAAGAGAACGGTGAAGTACCTAAAGGAATGATCTTGCGCTTCATTGATGGAGATAAGTTGAACTGCAAATTATCCAATCTTGAATGTGTATCTCAGTCTGTGAACTTGAGAATGAATCAAAACCGAGTGAACGACTTGCCAAGCGAACTGAAGGAAACCGGACGATTACTATCAAAGCTTGAAGTTGCCACATTTGAAGCTAGCAACCGAATCAACTGACCAAAAGGAAATGAATATGTATCTATCAAATTTACAACTCGTAATGATGGCTGAAATTAGCCAGGAAGCATCAACCGGCTATGACTTATCGAAGTCATTACTTGATAAGGGTTGGAAAGCGTCTCACCAACAGATTTATCGCGATTTGGCCAAACTCCATAAACAGGGTGTTGTGTCATTGGAAGAAATTCCTCAGTCAGGTAAACCTGATAAGAAACTCTACTTATTGAACGAAACGGGAAAGAATTTGTTAACGAATGCTTTGGATATCGAACCGTCAGTTCAGCGCCCTCAGGATGAAGCACTGGTTCATTTATTTCTCGCTAATCGCTACTACTTCGAGCAACTGGATGCGTTATTGCTTCAACAGTTAGACAACGCTGTCAAAGAGAATAAAGCCAAACTTCAGCAAGGCGATGTTTTGTCGTCATTAGTTACCAATCGAGAGTGTGAGCGTTTGATGGCTGAACATCATTGGGTAACTAATGTATTAAATACAATGACATTAGAGGAGCAAACACAGGCAGCATAGGTCCGCAAAACTATGCTCATGGCTCAAACACAACCTATGGGATTCCATGGATCGCCCCATAGGTTTTCAAAGCCCTCTTGCGGCAACTTGAGGGCTAAGAATTAACCAGAAGTTATTTAACTATCTGAATTAATTAAGTCTGTTCATTTCATCCCATAGGTTCACAGGTTTTTTCGTTCGTCCCTGTGGGTGGAGATCTTTTATGTTAGTGAAACTCAGCACTTGGAGAAAAACACGTTTTTCAGAAGGTTGTGCTCCAGACGTTCGAATCTGTCGTAGGGAAATCGATTTAGGTACGTTGCCAGGTAAGCGAATAGGTCGCACTTATTATGTGGATATAGATAGAGAAAAGCAGTCATTCGGGGATCCTTTATTGGATGATTTGATGACGCATTAATTATTCATTTATGAGGTGACCGTGCCACGTCCTAGAAGTAAAAAATATAGAGACCTTCCAGAAGGTCTCTATTACTACAACAACAAAGGTTATGTATTTCGACGCATCGATGCGACTTGGAAATCGCTTGGTCATGACAAGTCGAAAGCTGTGTCTATGGCCAAGCGTTATAACGCCACTTTCAGAGTAGCCAAGAACATTACCCACATTGAAGAAACACCTTCACCGGCTTATATGCGAAAGCAAACTTTATTCTCTGAATTCCTTGATAGGATTAGTTCAAGATATGAGAGCGAGGAAAGCCCAACTCAGGGAACGTTAAATGATTTCAATAACAAATTGATAAAACTAAGGTTGATTCTAGGTGGATATGTCGGTGCGGCTATTGGTTTGGATGAAGTAAACCTTGTCCTTAACGAAGTCGCCACGAATAAATCAAATAATGTGTATAACCGTTGGCTTTCATTCCTAGAGAAAGTTTTTTCATATGCAGTTGATGAATCAGTCATGATCGATAATCCTGCAAAGCGTAAGAAACGAAAGCCAAAGGATAATAAGCAACGTAAAAGGCTCAATCTGGAAGAGTATCATCGGATAAGAGCTATTGCGCCTAGCTGGTTGAAGATAGCTATGGATTTGTCTTTAGAGACAACTCACGCAGTTAATGAAATTTGCGCTTTGAAATACTCCGATATTGAGTACTTACCTGAACCAGTTATTGATGGTGATTGGAAGGTCTATGGGTACATTAAGATCCATCGCCAAAAAGTTCAGAAGCATGAATCGAGTCGTGTCATCATTCCAGTGACAACGTCTCTTTTAAATATTATCGAAGATAGTAAGAAAGATGGTATCGATTCGCCGTACATTGTTCACAGGCAACCACAACGGCTTTCTAATGATATTAGCCAGAACTGCGACCATATAACTCAAGTCAACCGTAAGTATTTAAGCCGCCAGTTTTCTAATTACAGGGATATGGCCAAAGTAAAAAAAGACGTACCAAGTACACAGCGCCCAACATTTCACGAAATTCGGAGTTTGAGCATTCATCTTTACGATGAGTCAGGTTATGACCCACAAATTCGGGCGGCGCACTCTGATGCCAGAAGCACAGAAATCTATAAGGCAGGCCATATTCAATGGGTTAAAGTGCCACCTGCAGAGTTGGGGATTAGAACACTAAGGGAACATCATGGATAAAGAAGCATTAGCGAATATTAAGACTTTGATAATCGAAAAATCAAAAAAGCATGGTATCAGCGAAGACGTTGCATCGATTCATGCCGATAACATCATTGAAGAACTGAAGCATCCAGATGGTAGTCCGTCATTTTCAGTGTTGTCCGGTTTGGTTACGGCATTGATGTTTGATGGTGCCGAGCGTGATGAACAGTTGAAGGATTTGATAGTAACTGTAGGACCTCAAGTTATGCCTTATCTTGATGAAGAAAAGCAGGCTAAGCTTCAGGCTGCGATCAAAGACTTGGTGCAATAA